CAAGTATGATGAACTGTGGGCGAAAGCAAACGCTGCTTTCTATGAGTGGGAAGAAGAGAACGGCTTTAGTGGACTAAGCGATGATGCTCGCATTATGTTTTGCTATGGCTACATTAACGCAATGGAGGAGGTAACAGAATGAACTATGACTTAGACACAGAAGAAGGTATGCAGAACGCAAAAGAGTGGACAAGACGCACACTCTCACACATCAAGCAGGGGGGCACGTGGGCTGTGCCCCGTAGCGGTGCGATGATTAAAGTCGATCACGAAAACAAAACAGCGTATGTGATTGACGGGTTGGAGGAAGTAGGCATCGAGCGTGTGTTGCACGAACTCGGTTGGCACGTAATACATATTCACAAAGGAGACTAACATGATAAGAACCATCACACCCGCACCTGTATGGTTCTCAAGCCACCGCACAGGTGGTCTTGAGGGCTTGAGCAAGGAAGATATTGAAGATGTGTTGGGCTTTGCGCCCAACGTGGAGGACGACCCTGACAAGGTCGTTAACTCATGGCGATGCACGGTGGACGGTGCGCCACTCGCAATATGGGATTACAAAGGCTCGCATCATGCGAAGCGTTGGTCTATCTACGACCCTAACCATATCGTGACGGACATTTTCCCAATTGATAAGGTCAGTAAGTTTTAGTTTGACATACTAGGTATAGTGATTTATATTTCTTTTTAGGAGGTAACGCTTATGGCTAGGCGCAATAAAACAAAGCCAGTGGTCGAGAAAGTATTACATGAGATAACACCTGAACGCTATATTGACACTGGCAAAGTAAAGATCGGGCAGTATTACCAACGTCCTGCTCCTCCCCCCGATGAGGATGAGTTATTAATGCAGGATGCGCTGTTAAACAATGAAGATAATCCGAAAGGAGATGCACTGAGAATACTCATCGGTGCAATTCTTGGCGTCTTATTTTTTGGATATATCTATTTTCTTTTTTGGAGATTATAGCTATGCAAGACTTTAAAGAAGCACTACAAAACGCACTTAAACAATCAATGGAGAATCAAATGAACAATCAAACACAACGCGATCATTCGAAGTTAAACAACGTAGTAAATCAGTGGGATAAAGAAGAACAAGCACGTAAACAAGTAGCAACGCCCGCACCTAAGTTTGAAATGGGTAAGCACAAAGTTACTACAAACGTATCCCGTGTAACGTTTAACTATGTACGAGATAACCCTGCACAAACCAAAACGCAGATCACTGAAGCATTAGTCAAGCGCGGGTATAACGCATCGTCTGTTAGTACGCTAGCTGCACAGATGGTACGTGGTGGGTTAGCTACAATGGATGAGAATGGCGGGCTTTCTACACACTTGAAAGAGTACGTGCCTATTAAGAACGGTACTGCGATTAATAACGCAAAGAAAAAGAAAGGTATTAAAGTATCAACAGGCAAGATAGGGCGACCAGCTAGAGAAGGCATTGCGGCTCTCGGTGTTCAAGCTGCTCCTGCATTACCAAAACCTACACATGTACCTACTGCAAAACCGTTTGATGTAGATCAACTACTATCAACACTTTCTTTTCCGCAAGCAGTTGAGCTGTTTAAGAAATTGCGTTTCATGTTAGGTGAAGCATCGCGTGGGGGGCTGTGATGCAGAAGGACTACAACGTAACAGTTAAAGTCCGCAACGCTCGCATATTAAACGCATTAGCAAAGGTTGATGAGAAAGCAGGGGGCAAACTAGCAAAAAAGCTAGGTGTGCCCTATGCACAAATGCTTGACCTCATCAACCTTAAAATCGAGCCTGTGGATAAACATGGTGACTGGCTACCTTCCGTATTAAAGCTAGCCGAACTCACCAACACAATGCCTGTGGAACTGTTTTCTGATGCGCAGTATTACCCGCTTGATGTGAACGTTGCGCAGTTTGAGATGGGGCAAGAAGAAGTCATGCAGTTATTAAATGACACGCATGTACCTGACCCGTCAGAAGCGATTGAGTACAAAGAAATGCAACAAGGCATTGAGGATGTGCTTGATTCACTGACACCCCGTGAAGCAGAAGTTCTTAGGTTGCGCTTTGGTATTGGCTACAACGAGCACACGATGGAAGAAGTGGGGCAAGTGTATGGCGTTTCGCGTGAACGTGTACGGCAGCTTGAAGCTAAAGCATTACGCAAGTTACGACACCCGTCACGAGCAGACATATTGTTAGAAAAAACAAGAAACAAAGATGCAAAAAAATTAAAGGAACAAAGAGAAATTGAGGCAGCGGAACAACGCAAAATAAATGAACAAAACGCAGATAGATTAGCTGCTGAATTAGAAGCAGCCGATGCTGAAAGAAAGCAGGAACGTGCACTTGCAAGAGAAGCAGAAAAACTGCGCACATTATGGCAGCCACTAGGAACACGACCTAAAAAAGACGGGTTATATGAAAGGCGTGTAGATGGGCATCACGCATACTGTTTGTACATGGACGGTAATTGGTTGATTGGTGATGCAAAAATAGTGAGGGCATTGACTTACATAGTAGATCGCCCTGTGTCGTCATACACCGATACAGAGTGGCGAGAGATACCGAAGAAAAATATGAATTTGATTGAAACCAGAGCGATACAAAATGTTTTAGCACCTTTCGAAAGGGGAGATGATGGAGCCGATAATAAAAAGATTTAAATTAAAAAACTTATACGATGAAGTTAAGAATGAAAACATCACAAGAAGCCAATTTAGAACGTGGATTAATTCGTACGGGCTTAAGCATTGGATGAAGGGGGTTAGTAACGGTGAACGCATGCAAAGAGAAAGATTTGAACGTAGAGCGCAAGCAATTGCAAACCTTAATAAAACAAAAGGAGAAGCAAATGAAACAAACAAGTGAGAGAGTTTTAAGTGACACCGCAGACCCAGAGCAAGCAATGCAGCGTGACTTAGCTAAGAAGAAAATGTTTTTAACTAAGGTGTCAGAAGCGTGTCGTAGTGAATTTATTGCGTCATACTTAGCAGACTTTGGTGTTGCGCCTGACTTTACTAACCCGTTCATACATACGTATTTCAATGCGTGGATATTTCATCAAAACAAAACAGAATGGCTGACACCTGAAGATGAAGAAATAATTAAGAAAAGAAAACTTATGTATCAAAAACGAAGCCAAGCATCAAAAGAAAACAGATTGAAAAGAAGGGGGAACAGATGAGCTACATATCATTCATACTAATGTTATCAGGTGCGCTGTTATGGACGGGCATACTGTGTGCCGTAGCAGCGTTTGCTATTCATAAACTTATCATGTTAGGCGAGAACGAATGAACTGTCCAAATTGCTTTCATAGAAAGCTATTCATCTATGACAGCAGACACATACACATGAATGGTGTGATACGCAAACGCAGGTGCGCTTCCTGTGAGTTTAGATTCTTCACGTTGGAAAGTATAATGACTGAAGAACAATATGAGGAGCTGATCTATGACACCGGAAGCGAAAGTGAAACAGCAAGTGAGGAGGATTCTTGATGGACTCGATATTTACTATTTTTTTCCAGCATCTAACGGATACGGTCGTGCTGGTATTCCTGACATTATTGCTTGCTGTCGTGGGCGTTATGTTGGAATCGAATGCAAGGCGGGAGTGGGAAAGACGACAGCGTTACAAGATCGGGAGCTTGCACGTATCTCGGAAGCGGGGGGAGTCACGTACGTTGCCCGTGAAGATAATCTCGAAGCACTCAAGGAGATACTGACATGCCTGAACAACTAACGTCAGAACAGTTGCTTGAGCTTGTAGCAACGTTGACTACCGACCAGAAGCAACACTTTCGTGATGCGATTGAAGTGATTGCTCGATCTTATGGCGACAAACCAACGATGCAAGCAGTCATTGTTTATAAGCCTATCGACAGCATGTTATCAAGCGTTATATCTTGTAACTGTAACGACATGGACGCAACTGGATTATTAATAAGCGCTACTGAATACTTTCATTTTATTACGACACGCGATGCGCCACCGAAGGAGAATTTTAATTGAGCAAACCTTACAACAATATACTAGTGATTGACTTTGAAACGTACTGGGACAGTAAATCTTTTACGCTATCTAAGATGACAACAGAGGAGTACATACGCAATGACAAATTCATACCGTTCGGTGCATGTATCAAGGACTTGGACGAATCCGGTGCTGCTGCATGGTACTCAGGCGAGACTCTCGCTAAAAGATTGGCTCGAGTGGATTGGGCTAATACTGCTGTTCTCGCACACAATGCTCAGTTTGATGTTTCTATTCTCGAGTGGGTTTATGATTGCCACCCTTGCTTCATTTTCGATACTCTGTCTATGGCTCGCGCTTTACGGGGTGTTGAGGTTGGTAATAGTCTTGCTCGACTTGCTGAAGATTTCAAGCTACCACCGAAAGGAAAGGCAGTACATAACACGGACGGGCTTGCGGTACTCACGCCTGAAATAGAAGATGAACTTGCGGCTTACTGTGCGCATGATGTGTATTTATGCGAAGAGATATTCAAACGTTTAGTTAAGGGCTATCCTGCATCTGAGCTACGCTTGATTGACATGACGTTGAAGATGTACACCCGCCCTAGGTTAGAGCTTGATATGCCTATGCTTATAGACGCAATACATGATGAAAGGGATAAACGTGAAGAGCTATTGGAACGTCTTAACGTGGACGATGCGACACTGGCGAGTAACCCTAAGTTTGCGTCTCTTCTGGCTAATATGGGATGTACAGTTCCATACAAGACGAGCAAAACGACGGGTAAGCAAACGCTTGCGCTTGCTAAGAACGATGCTCTCTTTCAGGCATTACTCAACGGAACACGAGAAGATGTTGCGCTTCTATGCGAAGCTAGGCTCAAGGTCAAGTCCACCACAGAACGGACAAGAGCGCAGAGGTTCTTGGACATATCTACCAGAGGGGCACTCCCTGTCCCACTTTCATACTACGGTGCATTATCAGGACGATGGACAGCTTCCAAAGGCAGTGCCATCAACATGCAGAACCTCAAGCGTGGATCGTTTCTACGGAAGGCGATCATGGCCCCCGCAGGACATGCGCTAGTCGTTGGTGACTTGTCGCAGATTGAGCCACGTGTACTGGCATGGCTGTCTGACTACGATGACCTGCTTGGCATATTCGCTGCGGGGGGTGATGCGTACGCTACCTTTGGCGCACAGATGTTTAACATACCGAACCTGACCAAAGAAAGCCACCCAGACCTGCGACAATCAGCCAAGTCGGCACTGTTAGGCTGTGGGTATGGCATGGGCTGGGCATCGTTCGCAGCGCAGCTTCTGACGGGCTTTCTGGGTGCGCCACCTGTCCTGTACGATAAGGGCTTTGCCAAGAAGCTAGGCATTACACCGGACTACGTGGAGCACTTCCTGTCATGGGACGAGAACGTTAAGAAGATGGAAGAGATACCCCACACCTGTACTAATATCGAGTTGGCAATACATTGCTGTGCTGCCAAAAAGATAATAGATATTTATAGAGCAACAGCCCATCCGGTTGTTAGCTTTTGGGAAATGTGCAGCGACTTGTTGGCATCGAGCCTTTACGGGGGCAAGGAATTCAGGTATAAATGCGTTGTATTCCGTAAAGGCGAGATCGAGTTGCCCAACGGAATGAAGCTACTGTATCCAAACTTACGCACTGTACTAGACGATAAAGGCCGCATACAATTTGTATACGGTGATGACGCAACAAAGCTATACGCAGGTAAGATAACGAACAACATTACGCAAGCTGTTGCACGTATCGTAATGACTGATGGAATGCTCAGAGTATCGAAAAGATACCCTGTAGTGGGAACCGTACATGATGAGCAGATTGTATGCGTACCGGAAGAAGAAACCGCTGATGCCCTAGATTGGGTCTTAGCGCAGATGACTATGGAACCAAGGTATATGCCGAACATTCCATTGAATGCAGATGGTGGTACACACAAGCGTTATGGCTTGGCTAAAAATTAAGGAGAAGCAATGACAAAACCAAAAGCAGCAGCACGACCGCAACCCGCAATACCCCGCAAGATACGTATAGGCAACAAGATGTACACGATTGACATTGTAGAGACAATGATGCGTCAAGCAGACATGTCACGCATCTTCTACGATGAGAACCGTATTGCAATAGGCAAGAAAAGCAATGTGACAGGCAAAGCGTACAAGAAGAAAGAACTAGACAATTCTTTTTATCATGAGCTAGTTCATGGCATCTTGTATGACATGGGTAGACACCGACTCAACGCTGATGAAGAGTTCGTTACTGAGTTTGCCAACCGTCTACAAGACGCACTTAAATCTGCGAGGTTTTAATGACTAACGTCACATGGTCGCACAGCTCTCTGAAAGACTATGAGGGTTGTGCTAGGCGGTATCACGAAGTCAAGGTACTTAAAAAGTTTCCGTTTAAAGATACAGATGCAACGATATATGGCAAGGAGTATCACACTGCCGCTGAGTTATACATACGTGACGGCACACCACTGCCTGAACAGTTTGCTTTCTCGAAGGACATGCTTGACGCATTGATTAAGAAGCCCGGACGAAAGTTGTGTGAACAACAGATGGCATTGACAACTGATCTGCACCCATGTGAATGGACATCAAAAGACGTTTGGGTTCGTGGCATTGCAGATTTGTTGATAGTAGACGACGACAACCTGACGGCTTGGGTTGTTGACTACAAAACTGGAAATAACAAATACCCTGATCGAGAGCAGTTAAAGCTCATGGCTCTGATGGTGTTTGCGCATCACCCGCACATTAGAAAAGTTAATGCTGCGCTTTTGTTTGTGATTAAGAATGACATGGTCAAGTATCAGCTGACGGTAGATGAGAAAGACCCGTTGTGGTGGGACTATCGGGAACGCGTTGCCCGCATCGAACAAGCGCATGCAAGCGGAGTATGGAATCCTAAATCGTCACCACTATGTCCGTGGTGTCCGGTAACAACATGTGAGAATCATCCTAGGAGTTAATCATGGCAACACGTAACTACAGAAAAGAGTATGACAATTATCAGGGACAACCTGAACAGATTAAGAAACGTGCAGGTAGAGTTAAAGCTCGACGCATGATGGAAGCAGAAGGCGCAGTACACAAAGGCGATGGTAAAGATGTTGACCACAAGAAGCCAATGAGAAGTGGTGGTACAACAACTCGCAGTAACCTACGTGTACGCAGCGTTAAAGCTAATCGTAGTGATAATAAATAACGGAGAAGCAAGTGCAGATAATCAATAACAAAGCGTTGCTGTTTCGCACCCGCAACCCTGCTAAGTATCATGTGATACCGAAACATCAAATAGTTAATGAGTTTGAAGATGGTACTTCTGAAATCGCTGTTTACTGGGGGCTAGATGAGGCGCGGGTACTTAAAAATCTCGGTGTTAAAAATGTCCCGTCGCCAATTACTCGTCGATATGCTTGGCCGGGTAAATACAAACCTATGGCGCATCAGATTGAGACAGCATCGTTCCTTACGCTTAACAAGAAAGCGTTTGTTTTCTCGGAGCCGGGCACGGGTAAGACTCTATCGGCATTATGGGCGGCAGATTACTTGATGGAGCGTGGTGATATACGTCGCTGCTTAATACTGTGTCCACTATCGATCATGCAATCAGCATGGTTAAATGATTTAAACAACAGCATCATTCATCGTTCTGCAATCATTGCACATCACTACCAAGCAGCACGTCGTATTGAGATGGTGCAGCAGAACTATGAATTCGTTATCGCTAACTACGATGGCTTGAACTTAATTGCAGACGAGATTAACAACGATGGTCGCTTTGATTTAGTTATCGTTGATGAAGCTAACGCATACAAGACAATGTCAACGAAGCGTTGGAAAGCATTGAAGTCTATCTTGCATGCAGGTACACACTTGTGGATGATGACGGGTACACCCGCATCACAGTCACCTGAAGATGCGTATGGTCTGGCTCGTTTAGTTAATCCTGAAGGTGTGCCGAAGTTCTTTACTGGTTGGCGTGACAAGGTAATGAATAAGGTTACGGCATTCAAGTGGGTTGCGAAAGCAAGCGCAGCGGCAGATGTTCATACTGCCTTGCAGCCTGCTATACGTTTTACTAAAGAGCAGTGTCTTGATCTGCCGCCAGTCATTACGATGACACGTGATGTACCGTTGACACCACAGCAAGCTAAGTATTACAACATGCTAAAAGAACGCATGATGGTGCAAGCAGCGGGCGAAACGATAACTGCAATAAATGCAGCGGCAGGGGTTTCCAAGTTACTACAAATATCTTGCGGTGCAGCATACACAGATAACAAAGAAGTAATTGAATTTGATTCAGCACCACGACTTGCAGTACTGGAAGAGATACTAAACGAAACATCACGCAAAGTTCTTATATTCGCACTGTTTAGAAGCACGATTGATACGATACATAATTACTTAATAAAAAAGAACATTACTACTGAGTGCATACACGGTGACATACCGCCAAGCAAACGCGCTGATACGATTCGACGTTTTCAAAATGAAACTGACCCACGTGTATTAGTTATGCAACCGCAAGCATCTGCGCATGGAATCACACTGACTGCTGCTGATACTGTTGTCTTTTATGGACCACTGATGTCTGTTGAGCAATACATACAATGTATTGCACGTGCTGATCGTAAGGGTCAGAACTCAGACAAGGTCACGGTTATCCACATACAAGGCAGCCCAATCGAGAAGAAACGTTTTAAAGACTTAGAAAATAAAGTTGACGATAATACATCACTCACTAATCTTTTCATGGCTGAAATAAAATCTTAAAAAACTTATTGCATTTATTTTTGTTGTATGTAAAATGTCTAACTGTAGACAAAATAATATAAGGAGAAGCAAATGACGGATGAAGTTATTCCGCTTGATAAGCTAGTCAAAGTGCACCGTAAAATTAAAATGCAAATCGATGAACTTACGCAAGAGTACGACACTAAAGTTGAAACTTTAAAAGCACAGCAAGATGAAGTTCGCTTTGCTATTAAAGACCAGATGAAGGCATTAGGTATGAAGTCCTTTAATACCGCCTTTGGTACTGTGTCATTGATGCACAAGACACGGTACAACACAGAAGATTGGGACTCATTCAAGAAGTTTATTATCGAGAATGATGTTGTTGATCTTCTGGAGAAACGCATCGCCCAAACAAACATGGCGAAGTGGTTGGAAGAAAATCCGGGCAAGGTTCCTCCGGGGCTGAACTCGTTTTCTGATTTTGAAATACGCGTAACTAAACCTACTAAATGAGACTCTTATGACTAATATAATGGCATTCAATCCATCGCAAGTTCCTGACTTCGCACGTAACAATACACTCTCTGATACAGCACTCGCATTAACTGGTGGCGGTACAGGTGGTGGCATCAAGCGCATCTCCATCAAAGGCGGTGTGTTCCGTTTAATCGCAGGCGGTAAAGAGATGGCTGCAATTGATGAGCGTTTCTTAGACGTTGTTATTGTTAAAGCTGCACCAAAAGTTAGTCGTATTTTTTACGCAGGTAAATGGGACCCAACCGCAGCAGCGGCTGCTCCTGATTGCTGGTCGAACGATGGTGAAACACCTGATGCAACTGCAAGCAACAAGCAAGCAGCAACATGTTTAAGTTGCCCACAGAACCAAGCAGGTTCAGGTCAAGGCAATAGTCGTGCATGCCGTTACAACCAACGTCTTGCTGTTGTGTTGGCTAACGACCCTGATGGTGATGTACTGCAATTAACTTTACCTGCTACATCTGTGTTTGGTAAAGAAGATGGCGACAAGCGTCCACTGCAAGCATACGCTCGTTTCTTAGCACTGCAATCTCCACCAATCAATCCAGAGCAGATCGTGACCCGTATGCGTTTCGATACAGCTTCTGAGTCACCTAAGTTGTTCTTCCAACCTATGCGTTGGTTGACCGATGTCGAGTATGTAGCGATAACAGAGCAATCTAACTCTTCTGATGCGCAACGTGCAGTTGTTATGACTGTTGCACAGACTGATGGTGTGAAGCCTGCTGTACCTGTTGCGTTACCGCCTAAAGCCGAAGCTCCTGCAAAGAAAGCTAAAGCACCCGTTGATGCTGATGAAGAGCCAGAAGTTCGCAAAGAAGCAGCGAAGCCTTCTGCTGTGCCTGAGAAGAAGGGCAAGTTAGCTGACATCGTTTCTGATTGGGACGACGAGTAATTTAAGAATAGCCCAGCG